CCCTTTATACTCCCCATCACGCCCCTCCTAAAATTATTTTAGCCTCACCAACCCTCAAAACTCTTGTCTTGCGTTGCCTTTAGTATAAAGGTACGCTATTGTCCTTGTACAAGCCACCACAACCCAAGGAAACAAGTCACTATGAGTCTCTCAGTATACCTAACCATGCAAGTCGACACAGGTGGTCCAGAGCCGCGCACGTTCGAGTTGTTCGATGGTTACGTGACGAACAACCTCAAAGATATGGCCAAGGCCGCCAACATCTATCTCCACATATGGAGACCCGCTGAGAAAAACGTGACTACTGCTGCAGACCTCATCGAGCCTTTCACCCGAGGTCTTCACCAGCTGAAGTCTCAGCCAAAGTACTTCAAGGAGTTCAACCCTCCCAACGGCTGGGGAACCTATGAGGGTTTCGTCAAGTTCGTGGAGGACTACCTCACCTCCTGTAGAGAGAACCCCAAAGCATTAGTGAGCGCCAACGGATGATCACCCCTCAAGCCATCTCAAAGCACCTCCGACATCTCCGCCACAAGGCCGAGCTTTCCCGACGAGAGGTCTCCCACCAAACCGGTCTCCACCAGAACGTCGTCGCCTTCGTCGAGACCCATGACCCTCGCCGGTTCAACTTCCTCACGAAGCAGCTCCCAGCCTTGTGCGATGTCTACGGGATAACGGTGACGCAGTTCTTCCAGCAGATCGAGTACAAGACGAACACGCCCAAGCTCAAGCGTGTGCACGACATGTACCATTCGGTCCCGATGGATGTGCGAGAGAACTTGAGCCTTTCCCTCCTCTGGGCAACACAGCACTTGATGAACTTCGAAGGTTCTGGGCATTCATTCGTCATGACACCCACAGACGATAAGATGATCAAGTGCAGTTTCGACAGGCCAGGACAGGAAGCCCACGATGGCCCAGGGATGCCATACGGCAGCCACGCCATTATCATGGCCGTGTGTGAGTACGTTATTGAAAAGGAGATGAGTGATGACAGTTGACGACATAGAATCAGGAACACGATTCCGGTACAAACAGCACGAGTACATTCGGATGAAGCCGACAGGCCACTGCATCCGCTGCCACAACGCTGAGACGGGCGCTCAAGGATACTTCAACGGCACCGAGGAGGTCCAGATCATCAACCAGATGACCAACTACAGTCTCATTCGGAAGCTCATTGGTCCAGTCGAGCCTGCTGGTTGTACCGAAACCGATAGACAGCGCCTGGAGAACCTCAAGCAGCTCACCGACTTGACCCAACGCCTCCTCTACGACATTATGGACGTTTCCCGTAACCGTTCACGACAGGAGCACTCGATGAAGGTCGCAGGAACCCATGCCCAGACATTCCTTGATGAGTGGAAGGAGATACTCAACGATGAATGAACCAGCAAACATCTCAAACATACGGAAGTTCGTCGAGGCAGACCCTTCAATGAGGGTGAAGAGATACCGCGAGCTCCTGGCCTACATCGACACGCTGACTGCCCCCAAGGTTTGTATCTTCACTTGCGCCATCTGCAAGGTGCCAACTGACAAGGGGTGGATCACTTGCCATGGATGCAAGGATCGGATTGATGAACTTGAAAAGAAGCTGAAGGCATTCAAGGAGAAAGAGGATGGGTGACCGAAGGTATTGTGAACTGTACAAGGACGGTGTCACCCCTGAGGGAAACTTCTGCAGAAGTGATTGTGATTGTGGAGGGGTCGTCACTCACCGAATAGACTTCGACCCCTCAATCATCCCCGAGAACTACAGACCGGTGGCCTTCAGGGTGCCGAAACTGGGAGAGTACTACTATTCTCCCGCAAACGGCTACCGGACCTGCTCCAACAGTGGTAAGAAGACCATTCTCCCCTACCTGATATTCAACGTAAGGGACAAGCCATGAGATACGTGTACATATTCACTCCTAAGATGAGGATGATAGACACCCCTGATAAAGGTCGAGGGGTTGTTGCGTTGCAGCACATCTCAAGGGGCGAGATACTAGAGCAAGCTACAAGTTTCGTACTAAGCAAGAACGTAAAGCCCAGAGGGGCAATAGCTAAGTACATGTATGAATATGAATTCAAGGGGTCAACTTATTACGTTGCTGTGCTTGGATTTGGAATGCTCTACAACCACTCAAAGGAGCACCAAAACGTAGTGTGCGGCGTTGACAGGTTAACTGGCATATGGACGTACTTTGCTGCACGAAATATAGCGAGAGGTGAAGAACTACTAATTGAGTACAACAATGCTGAGTTTAATGAGCCTTCATAAGTCAATCAAGTCCGGCAGAGAGCGACGCAAACCAGCGCCGATGTGCGGTCACCGGAAAGCTGGCAAGAGTGGCCGGTGCGGATATTGTTCTCAGAGCAAGACCCACAAACACAAGAGAAGGATGATGGAATGACCAATAATCTCTACCACTATCGAGCATACGTCACCTCTGTCTATGACGGCGACAGTTTCACCCTGGAGGTCGACATGGGCTTCGGGCTCACAAACAAGCTCAGAGTGCGTTTATACGGGCTGGACACACCCGAGGTCCGAAGAGCCAAAGGACGCAGCGAGGCCCACGTTATTCAGGGCAAGGAGATACGCGACCTCGTAAGACGCCTCATCCTCCGCAAGCACATTATCGTGAAGACCTTCCAGAACAAGAAGTATGACGCTCGCAAGGGGAAGTACGGTCGCTATCTCGTTCACGTCTGGTACGAGGACAGCTATGGCAACTGGCATCACCTCAACGATGTTCTGTCCGTCCTCGACGGTGTCCGTGTCATGGACGATGGAGGCAGCATAGTCACCTAATTAATTTGAGCCCCCAGGATCCTCCTTACATTGGGATTGATACTGGGGGTTCTTTCTTCCTATCATCTCCGAACCTAAAGGAGATGACCATGGTTTCTATGGACTTTGAAGAAAACTCACACCCCGACAGCAAGCGCCCGAAGGCGTGTTGCAGATTTGATGAGGCTGCACAGATAGACTTCCTGGAGAACCTGCGCAATACAGGCCTCATGCAGCATTCCGCTCAGGGCGCTGGTGTCTCAATTGGCTCCGTCTCTAATCTGCGTAAATCGAGCCAGGAGTTCCAGGAAAAGGTCGATGAGGCCATGCAAGACTACCGAGAACTGATCTCCCAAGCCATCCACAGTCGTGCTATTGAGGGTATTGAAAAAACTATCTACTACAAGGGTGAAGAATGTGGCACGGAGACGGTGTACTCCGACTCTTTGCTGTTGGCACATGCTAAACGCCACATGCCTGAGTATCGTGATAAATCGACGGTTGACGTCACCGGCAACAGTGGTGTGTTGATCGTTCCTGCCCAGACCATGACGCCAGATGAGTGGGCCGAACAGTATGGCGACAAAAAGAAACCCGAGGACGAGGAATGAGAAATCTGTTAATTGTAGCACTGCTTGCAGTGCTCACGGGATGTGCCAGCACGTCCCCACTGAAGTTTCTGTCGCAGACAGATGCCCAGAGCAATAAGCCCAGTGAAGGTGTGGCCAAAGCGGCGATCAAAGCAGGCGCTACAGTAGCGCCTACTGGCTTCGACTGGGTCCCCAAGGACGGAGTTGGGGTGTATGCCGAGGTCACTGACCTGACAAGGAACCCTGACAATACTGTCTATCATGTCCCTGGCGCTGAGGTGCCTGTACCATCGAGGTCTACATTTCGAGGCGCATGGAATCTCACTACAGATTTTGTCGGCGGACTGGCTGAAGGTGAAGTCACACTTGGTGCAGTTGAATGGCAAGCCGATTGGCGTCTACCTGTATGGAGTGGATTCAAGGCCAAAATTGGCGGGACGAACGTACAGACTAACACTGATCCTGCCGTCATCCGTGCGCTGGGTGAAGCTAACGCAATCGAAAAAGCAGCCACTGGCGAAGCAGCCGCACTCTTTCTCCGTGAGAATTACGCAGGAAAGGTTGCCATGATGAAAGCTGGGACACAGTGGCTCGTAGAGATACGCGAAGGTGTGTTCGGTGTGCTTGAGCGCATCGACCCTGTTGCAGCTGCTGTCTCCCTGGGCAAATCTGCGGTCAAAATTTCGGCCAAGGACCCGAACACTGGTGAGATCGTCTCTAAGATTATAGAAAAATAACACTCCTCGGACCTCTGGCTGGGTGACGGTCTCCCGCCAACGGCGGCTGAACACTTAGTCAGAGGTTTTTCTATGAACGCATCAATCGCATGGCGTGACCACGAAGGAGCACTCACTGCTTTCCTGCAGGAGGGTGGCAAGGACACCAACACCACTATCGAATGGGCTCCACAGGTTGGATCTCAGGAGGCCTTTCTGGCGTGTCCGGTGTACGAGTGCCTTTACGAAGGTACTCGCGGACCAGGAAAAACTGATGCACTCATAATGGACTTTTGTCAGCACGTGGATCAAGGGTTCGGCATCGAATGGCGAGGTATTCTCTTTCGTCAATCGTTTCCACAGCTTACAGACGTGATCAACAAGTCCAAAAAGTGGATACCACGGATCTGGCCAGATGCGAAGTTCAATGAATCCAAGTCAACGTGGCACTTCAAAGCCGGTGAGAGTCTCAAGTTCGCCTTTATCCAAAAATCGGACGATTACTGGAACTATCACGGTCATGCATACCCTTGGATCGGCTTCGAGGAGCTCACAACGTGGTTCGATCCAAGCTGCTACACGGTTATGATGGCCTGCAGCCGCTCAACCATGCCTGGAATGCCCAGGAAGTACAGGTCCACGACGAATTCCTACGGCAAAGGCCATACGTGGGTGAAGCACCGGTGGCAACTGCCCATAATGAAGGGAAATATTGTCGGACCGATCATCCGTGAGCCAGATAAGCCAGCAAGAGTGGCAATTCACGGTGATTTGCGTGAGAATAAGATCCTGCTACACGCAGATCCGGACTACATTCAACGTATCAAGGAAGCTGCGCGGAATCCCAGCGAACTGGCGGCTTGGGTCGAGGGATCCTGGGACATCACAGCCGGTGGCATGTTCGACGACATCTGGGACTCAGAGATCCACGTTGTTCCGCAGTTTGACGTACCTCACAGCTGGAGAATCGACCGATCGTTTGACTGGGGCAGTAGTGCGCCCTTCAGCGTGGGCTGGTGGGCCCAAAGTGATGGGTCTGACCTCGTGTTCCCCAATGGGGACTGCGTCTCGACGGTTAGGGGTGATCTCTTCCGCGTTCATGAGTGGTATGGGTGGGATGGGAATATCTCAAGCCCAGGTGGTATCAAGATGATGGCCACTGAGGTTGCTAAGGGTGTTGTGGAGCGCGAAATCAAGTGGTGGGACGAACATCGTGTGAAGCCTGGACCGGCCGATAGTTCCATCTATAATGTTGAGAATGGCATGTCTATCGGCACCGATATGGCACAGCGGATCCGCATAGACGGTAGAATCTATAAAGGCGTGAGATGGGTCTCAGCCGACAAAAAGGCAGGTTCTCGTAAGACCGGCTGGGAGATGATGCGCAATATGATGCAGCACTCCAAGCGTAAGGACGGGTTGCCGAGGGAATTCCCTGGGTTATTCGTGACCGAGAACTGTCGTCAATTTATACGCACTGTCCCAATTCTGCCAAGGGACGAACGAGATTTAGATGATGTGGATACCGACACCGAAGACCATATTGCTGATGAAGCACGGTATCGGATCCGCAATGTCGGCAAAATAGCAAGAACACGACAAACGGTTGGAATGACCTAATAGGAGTTTGAAGATGTCGATTGATACCCAACACCCACTATATCGAGAGTTTCTCAGAGACTGGGAGGACATGGATAATGCGTATCGTGGAGAGCGCATCATCAAGGAGCTAGGAACCCGCTACTTGCCAGCCACTTCCGGACAAGTGGCTGATGGCGCTGGAACGGACAGTACTTCCAAGGGCCACAAGGATTACCTTGCATACAAACTCCGTGCCGTGTTCCCAGACGTCGTTAAGGATGGAATTGAGGCCATGCTGGGTGTTATGCACAGTAAACCCCCAACCATACTCCTCCCTGAGGGAATGGAACCACTGCGGGACGCTGTGACAGCTACTGGGGAATCGATGACCCAGCTGCTTCGGGACATCAACAAGGCACAGCTGAAGGAGAGTCGCTATGGCATGCTGGTGGACGTGGAAGACGGTGGGGAACTGCCGTACATCGCAACCTATGTGGCACGCACCATTATCAACTGGGACGATGGCCGCCGTGGTGTTCCACTGAGACAGACGCTCAACTTGGTTGTGTTGGACGAGAGCGAACCTCGCCGAACCAACGAATTCGAGTGGGAGGAAGAGGATCAGTTCCGAGTGCTCATTCTCGGTCAACCCGAAGAAAACGAAACTGAAGGCGTGTATCGTGTGGGCGTGTTCGATGAGGACAGCAGCTTCAACGAGGAGGCGCTGACCACTCCCAATATCAAGGGTCGGTTCCCCAAACAGATACCGTTCGTGTTCGTGAACCATGCGGACCTGCAACCAGACCCATCAGAGCCCATCCTCCTGGGCCTTTCGCGCCTGTCCTTCGCTGTGTACCGACTTGAAGCCGATTACCGACAGAGTCTGTTTATGCAGGGCCAGGACACCCTGGTAATTGTGGGTTCCGCTGAAGACGAAGCCGTCCGGACTGGTGCGGGTGCAACGCTTGACTTGCCGGTTGGAGGAGACGCCAAATACATCGGTGTCAGTTCCCTGGGCATTCCAGAGCAACGTCGAGCGCTAGAGAACGA